AGATAGAACATAAGGTTTTGTCTATGCTTAAAACTAAATATCGTAGTGCTAGTTTGATTGATGCTTATAAAGGTTACGATATCTGGGTTCCTGAAGCTGATTGTGGAATAGAAGTAAAGTATGATCCAATGAGCAATAAGACAGGAAACATTGTAGTAGAGTTTGAAATGAACGGTAAACAATCCGCACTAATGACAACAGAAGCTAAGTGGTGGGTGTTTCACGACGATGATAAGTTTATTTGGATTAAGCCAAAAGATATTATTAGATGCGTTTTTGACAATAAACTAACCCATGTTGAATTTACTGGACGTGGTGATAGTGCATCAAAGAAAGCGTTTTTAATAAAGAAAGATATGTTATTTTCTTACGGAACGGAAAAGTTTTTATGAGAGAAATAGCGATTGATATTGAAACTGACGATCTAAAAGCCACACAGATATGGTGTGCTGTAACTCAAGACGTTAACTCAGGAGAGGTTAAAGTATGGAAATCAGCAAACGGATTACAGGAATACATCGGAAAGCAAAGTGTTTTGATTGGACACAACATCATTGGATTCGATTTACCAGTATTGAAAAAGCTGTGGAACTTGAATACCGAATCAATCCAAGTAAAAGATACTTTAGTCATGTCAAGACTCTTAAACCCCGTAATCGAAAAAGGTCACAGTTTAGATGCATGGGGCGTGAGGTTAGGGCTAAAAAAAGGGGACTTCAGTGACTTTGCTAATGGTTTATCTGAGGACATGGTGGAGTATTGTATCCAAGATGTTAAGATCACTGTGGAGCTATATAACCGTCTTAGGACTGATCTATTGGAATGGGGTGAGTCCGTTGATCTTGAGCATGAAGTGGCTACTATCGTCAAAGAACAAGAAGAAAACGGATTCAAATTAGATGTACCAAAAGCCATGTCTTTGTTGTCAGCGTGGCAACTGGAGTTATCAACAATCGAGGATGAATTACAGGAAATCTTTAAGCCTATTGTTACTGAACGGTTCAGCGAGAAAACTGGTCGGCGTTTGAAGGATAAAGTAGAGGTATTTAATCCAGGTAGCCGTAAACAAATCGCGGAGAGGTTGGTAGCATTGGGTTGGAAGCCAACTAAATTTACTGAAAAGGGAGCAATAATTGTCGACGAGAAAGTATTACAAACTGTTAAACGACCTGAAGCTGCTAGTCTTTTGCGATTTCTACTGCTTCAGAAACGGGTGGCTCAAGTTAAATCGTGGATTGAAAATGTGGATGAAGGGGGACGGGTACATGGTCAGGTCAGAACCAACGGAGCGATTACGGGACGAATGACTCACTCTAATCCTAATATGGCACAAGTTCCGAGAGTTGGTACGCCATACGGAGAGGAATGTAGATCAGTATGGACAATAGAAGACGGTAATGTACTTCTTGGTGCTGATGCCAGTGGTTTAGAACTTCGGATGCTGGCTCACTATATGAACGATCCTTCTTACACCAAAGAGATATTGCAAGGCGACATTCATACTAAGAACATGGAAGCTGCTGGACTAACTCAAAGAGATCAGGCTAAGACGTTTATCTATGCTTTTCTTTATGGTGCTGGACCGGCTAAGATAGGTGCTATTGTAGGTGGTGGTGAGAAAGAAGGTAAAAAGCTCATTGAGAGTTTTTTGTCCAATACACCGGCTTTGCAGAAGCTAAGGGACAAGGTAAATCGATTGGCTGAGAAGGAATGGTTACCTGGACTGGACGGTAGAAGGTTAATTGTTCGATCACAACACGCTGCATTGAATACACTACTACAAGGTGCAGGTGCAATAGTTATGAAACAGGCTCTAATACTGCTGCATCGAAAGATTATTAATGGTAAAATAAACGCTAGGTTCGTTGCCAATATTCACGATGAGTGGCAAATAGAGACAACAACTGAGGATGCTGATACGGTTGGATTCTTAGCAGTACAATCCATCCGTCAAGCTGGAATCCGTCTAAGATTACGTTGCCCATTAGACGGTGAATTCAAAGTAGGACTGAACTGGGCAGCTACACACTAAAAAGGAACTAAGATGAAAAAACCAGAACCAGTAAAAATTAAAGGTGAAGTAATGTGGGCTTTCTTGGATGCACCAAATAAGTTATCCGGTAAACATCAGTTAGATATCTGTAACTTGTCTGAAGAAGCAGTTAGGGCGTTACAAGAGAAAGCCATGTTAGATGTGAATCACAAAGATGGAAAAGGATTCTACATCACGCCTAAGAGTAACTATGAGATCAAGGCATTTGACGATACGGGGAAACAACTAACCGACATCAAGATTGCTAATGGCTCAAAGTGTACCGCAGTTATCAAACCGTACATTAATAAGTTTAATAAAGGTGTCAATGCAAGTATTACTGCTATCACCGTTACTGATCTTATTGAATACACACCGGACGCTGCTCAAGGTTCGGCAGCAATGGAAGCGTTGTAAATGGGTCAGCCATCTCTCAATAATGCAACTGCACTGATAGATGGCGATATCCTAGTGTATCGAATTGGGTTTGCCAGTGATGACGATGAGGAAAGATTTGCACTCAGCAGAATGGGGAATTTTATTGAAACTCTCCTTCGCCCCACTTTTGTTGATGATTTCTCTGGTTACATCACTGGTAGATCCAACTTCCGGTACAAGATAGCTAACGAACAAGAATACAAAGGAAATCGTAGTGGAACTAGAAAGCCAACCCACTATGAGTCCCTGCGTAACTACCTTACCGACAAGTGGGGTTTTGAGTTAGTTGAAGGTGAAGAAGCGGATGATGCAATTGGCATAGCAGCTTATCAAATGAGGGCTGGAGCATTTTGCATTATGTCGCTTGATAAAGACCTTGATATGTTGAGGGGATGGCACTACAACTTTGTCAAGGACAATCTTTATTACATTACAGAGAAGGAAGCCATCAAGAACTTTTATACACAGATTCTGACCGGTGATCGAGTAGATAACATACATGGATTACATGGTATTGGTCCAAAGAAAGCCGAGAAGATTCTGGAAGATTGTCATAACGAGAGACAATTATTCGCTGCTGTCTTAGACAAGTATGAGGATAACCTTGAGTTACTAACTGAACGAGCGCAATTACTATGGATAAGAAGAAAACCTGGGCAGATTTGGACACCAAAGATTTCCCAGAAATAGCTTATATCGAGTGGTGGGATGCGTTGTCGGAGTCTGGCTGGGAAGCATTAGGCGAACCCGACATACATCCAGTTCTAAGCATAGGGTTTGTCGTAGCAGAAGATAAAACAGCAATTACTATCGCTGCTGCATACTCTATCGATCAGTCTAACTCTCGGATGCACATACCTAAAGGTTGGATCACTAAGATCAAGAGGGTTAGGTTAAACAAGTTTCTTAACATCAGGAGACGCAAATCAAAACCCAAAGTGCAAAAGCCAAAGGAAGAAAACTCCAACAATGGTTTAGAGATTTACTCATCGACCGATTCGATTTTTCCAGGTCCGATGTAAGGTCCACTAGCATGGGCGCTGCAGGTGAGGACATTCAGTTCTCGCAGGATGCAGGAGACAAGCTAGGAATATCGGTTGAATGTAAGTCAAGGGAATCAATAGCAGTCTACGGGTTCTACTCGCAAGCTGCTGACAATTGTCCCGAAGATAGAGAACCTGTTGTCGTAATTAAACAGAATCGATCTAAACCACTGGTAGTTATAGATGCAGAATATTTCATACAACTGCTAAAGGAGCAGCATGAGACACTTAGTAATACCTGACACTCAATGTAAACCTGGATTCCCTACTGAGCATTTAGAGTGGGTAGGAAAGTACGCAGCAGAGAAAAAGCCAGATGTTATTGTCCACCTAGGAGATCATTGGGATATGCCTAGTTTGTCTATTTACGACATCGGCAAGAAAGCGTTTGAAGGTAGGACATACCAAGCAGACATCATAGCCGGTAACTTAGCTATGGATAGATTAATGAAACCTATTGTCAATGAGATTAATAGGTTAAAACGAAACAAGAGAAAAGCATGGAATCCTAAACTTATTTTTCTGATAGGCAATCACGAACAACGAATCGAGAGGGCTATAAATTCAGACAGAAAGTTGGAAGGGTTAATTGGATACAACGATTTCAATCTTGACAAATACGGCTGGGAGGTTCAAGACTTCTTGGATGTTAAGGTTATTGATAACATTGCGTACTCCCACTACTTTACATCTGGTGTAATGGGTAGATCAGTTACTACTCCTAACTTGCTGTTGCAGAAGAAGCACATGAGTTGTATTATGGGACACGTTCAGGACCGAGCAATAGCGTTTAGTAAGAAAGCCGATGACACTAGAATCACTGGTATCTTTGCCGGTATCTGTTACCAACACGATGAAGACTACTTGACACCCCAGACTAACGGTAGCTGGTCAGGTGTGTGGATGTTAAACGAGGTAAATAACGGTAGCTTTGATGAGATGCCGGTTAGCCTAACTTACTTAAGGAATAGATATAAAAAGAGATGAGCAATAACTTTTCTGTTGTTCCTATGACACTTAGAGAAGCAAATGAGTTTGTAGACAAGTATCATTCTCATAATAAAAGAGTTCAAGGATATAAGTTTGCTATTGGGGCTGTGTATCAAGATAGCTTAGTTGGTGTTGCTATTTGTGGTAGACCAATTTCTGCAACTTTAGACGATAAAAAAACGATTGAGTTATTACGTTCGTGTGTTATAGACAACGCTCCTAAAAACACAAACAGCTTTTTATATGGTCGTTCTTGGAGAGTTGCCTCAGCTATGGGATACAAAAAGATGATTACTTACACTTTGACTGAGGAAAGAGCAAGCGCGTGTAAAGCAATCGGAATGAAAATTGTGGGTCAAACAAAAGACTCAACTAATGCATGGAAGCAAAAAGAGAAACAAGATGGTATTAAAAGAGAGTCACAAGAGATATATAAAAAACTTAAATATAGATGGGAAATAATCTAAATGGAAACAAACGAGATACTCGACGCTAGAGAAGGACAGTACGGACAGTACCAGAACGTGAGTCAGATTAGTCAGGACATCAAGAAGATTATGCAGGAGTCTCCTAACTATAAGTTCATGCCAGCTTTCATGCGAGAGAGTCTTGATATGATTGCTAACAAGATGGCTAGGATACTGAACGGTAACTACTACTATGATGATTCT